TTTAGACATTCCGTTTGTTCATGTGAAGTCTCGAGTTGGGTGATCTTGTCGTACGCAGCCAGAGCATACCTGTAATGCCTGGCTATGCTAGCAGGTGATCCGCCAAACTTATTTTCCATGCTGCCGTCGGGTGTGTATGGTAGAACAGTAGGTTTTGGTATTTGTGACAACTTTAACTTGAATGTTATATTATCAAAATTGCTGTTACTAGACTTGCCTGAGGATGCGATTAATATCTGTTCTCTGGTGTCGCTGATAGCTTCAGCGAAAGTTGGGATCTCGAATGTGAAGCCTGCCTTCATGATGAGGGATCTCAATTTCTCATAATCTTTCTCGCCGTGGTATGATACTTCGGCTAAAGCCCCAGCCAGCACTTCTTCAATCTGGTCGTTACCTGCATTGGTATAGCACAACATAGAAGCAATGGCCTCCTTCTTCAACTTCCCTATCCACAGGTCTTCACAGCCGTAAAGGCGTGTGAATGTACGTGAGACGTAGCTGATTTGGTCTAATGGCTTGGAAGGCATGTCTTCCTCATAAATGTTGATGGATTTGGTAGGGTCTGTGAAGTTCATGTCCAGATGATCTTTAGCGTATACTGCCACGTGGTGTCCGTTGAAAGAGCTGTCATTGGTTGCTATGATGCCGTCATCTCCTGTGTTGTAAGTCCATACATCATCATAGTAGTCTTGGGGTGTAGCTTCATCATCGCCACAGTATTCTTGCCATGCTCGAAATACTATGAGCTTCATGACTATGCTGTCTATGAGTGAAGTGCCCGCCACCCCCGACATCATTCCACCTTGTCTTGACAACAATGTATTGCCCACGATTATTGGGGCGTGGGAAATTGTTGCCATCATGGAACTGTAGAGGTTGCTAAGCACTGGTCCTGCACCGGAAAACGACGAGAAGAACCGGCTCACTGCCATCATCATGGACTTTGGTACTGTCAGGTCAAACGAGCTCACATCAACGTCGTACAGGTGTTTATACTTGGAAAGCACTCTCGAGAGCCCATTAAAGTCAGTATAAGGATTCATGGTCAGCTGGAATGGCGATTTTTCTTTAATGACTGAGAACATGTGTTGGATGGGCA